ATGGAGAATTCCAGTTTGAATCATACAGAGAATCATAAGACAGAGGAGAAGGAGACGAAGAGAACGCCGATTAAGCAGAGAAAAAAGGAGAATGAGGTTCTCCGATTTATCCGGGAGCACATCCGGTATTTTGCGGCGGGAGCGCTGGTGGTCGTTTTAATCCTCGTGCTTGCCATGTGTGCGAAGCCGAAGGGATCCGACTCTGATGTCGTGGTGAATGCGAATGCGACGGAGAGCACGCAGGCGACGGAAGAAGCCTATCAGGTGGATGCCAATGAGAATATCAACGCACTGATTACACAGTATTACACGGCGTATGCGGCGGGAGATGTTACGACACTTTCCTCGATTGCAACACCGATTTCTGCAAACGAGCAGAGCTACATCGGATTATTTTCACAGTATGTGGATGAATATCAGAATATCAAGTGCTACACCAAGACAGGGCTGGATGCGAACTCTTATCTGGTTTCCGTGTCGATGGAGATCAAGTTTACGGGAGTGGATACCACAGCGCCGGGACTGGATTTCTTCTATGTCCGTACGAACGATGACGGCACGCTTTATATTGACAACCTGTACAGCCAGTACAACCTTGCCAATCAGGAGAATGCGCTTGACACCAGCGTACAGAGCCTGATCGGTCAGTTTGAGAGCGAGTCGGATGTGGTGGAGCTGCAGAGTGAGGTGCAGACGAGATACGATGAGGCGCTTGCAGCGGATGAGAATCTGGCGAATATGATTCAGACAACGATTCCTGCAGCGATCAAGGACTGGGTGAGCCAGGTGGCGGCACAGGCGGCAACAGAGCAGACCGAAGCGACCGAGGCGGCGGAACAGCCGGAGACCGAGCAACCGCAGGAGACAGAGCAGCAGGAAGAGACCGTACAGCAGACAGAGACGCTTGCGACGAAGGATCGTGTGAATGTCCGTGCCGCAGCAGATACGGAATCTGAAAAGCTTGGCACCTTAGATCAGGGAACCGTTGTCACCCGTACAGCGGTGGACGGCGACTGGAGCGTGATTGATTACAACGGTACGACAGGTTATGTCAAGAATGAGTTTTTGACCTATGATCTGCCGGATACGACAGCGGACAATAATTCGGACAGTTCATCGGATAACAGCGACAGCACAAACAGTGCTTCCATCGCAGAGGGAACGGTGATTATGCTGGAGAATACCACGAATATCCGCTCTGGAATGAGCGAGGATTCCAGCAAAGTCGGAACGGCTTATGCGGGAGAGAAGGTCACAGTTGTGATGAGTTATGCGGAAGGCTGGACCAAGGTAAAATGGAACGGCGAGACCGGTTACATAAAGACATCTTTATTACAGTAAGCGGTGCGGCCTGGCTGATACCGGAAAACGGAGACTTTTTAAAAGGAAGTCTCCGTTTTTTCACAGAGAGAACATTTGAAACGGAGAGATTATGGACGAACAGGGAGTGCGGATCAACAAATATCTGAGTGAGGCAGGGGTGTGTTCAAGACGTGAGGCGGACCGTCAGATCGAGGCGGGGGCGGTTACCGTGGACGGAGTCTGCGCCAGACCCGGGACAAGAGTGCTGCCGGGGCAGACGGTCTGCTTTCAGGGGAGAAGCGTAAGCCAGGAGGAAGAACGCATCCTGCTCGCGTTTCACAAGCCGGCGGGAATTGTCTGCACAGCGGAAAAACGCGAGAAAAACAATGTGATCGACTATATTCATTATCCGAAGCGCATCTACCCGGTCGGAAGACTCGACAAGGACTCGGAGGGGCTGCTTCTTTTGACGAATCAGGGCGATCTTGTGAATAAGATTATGCGGGCGGGAAACATGCACGAGAAGGAATATCTGGTGACGGTGAACAAACCGCTCACGGAGTCTTTTCTGCGCGGAATGGCAGGCGGCGTGCCGCTCGTGGAACTGAATGCGACAACACGCCGGTGCTTTGTGGAACGCATCGGCAAGCGCGAGTTCCGGATCATTTTAACGCAGGGATTGAACCGGCAGATCCGGAGGATGTGTGAATATTTCGGCTACCGTGTGGAAAAGCTGGTGCGCGTGCGTATTATGAATATTGAATTGGGCAGTTTAAAGAGTGGAACATACCGGAATGTGACGGAGGAGGAGTATCACGAATTGCTCCGCCTGACCGCGGATTCGTCCAGCGATCCGGTGATGCCTGCAAAAAAGACGGGGGAGAAAAAGAGATGACACCGGAAGAACAGATCAAAAACCTGCGGGAACAGATTGCGTATCACAGTGACCGCTATTACAATCAGGATAATCCGGAGATATCCGATTACGAGTTTGACCAGCTGATGCTGGAATTAAAGCGGCTGGAGCGGGAACATCCCGAGCTGGTCACACCGGATTCACCGACCCAGAAGGTGGGCGGCACAGCGAAGCGGACGGCGGGTGTGCTGGTAAGGCACAATGTCCCGATGCTAAGCCTGCAGGATGTGTTCTCAAAGGAAGAGATCTACGATTTTGTGGCACAGATGAAAGAACAGCTGAACGATCCGGAGTTTGTCGTGGAGTATAAGATCGACGGACTTTCAATGACGCTGCGCTATGAGAACGGGGAGCTGGCGCTCGCGGAGACGCGCGGCGACGGCATCAATTTCGGCGAGGATGTCACGGCGAATGCAAAGGTGATCGGCGACGTGAAAAAGAAGCTCCGGGAGGCACCGGAGTATCTGGAGATCCGCGGGGAAGTCTACATGAAGAATGCGGATTTTGATGCCGTGAATGAAAAACAGGAGCTGCTCGGGAAAAAGCCGTTCGCCAATCCGAGAAACTGTGCGGCGGGCACGCTCCGCCAGCTGGATTCTGCGATCACGAAAGAGCGTAAGCTGTCGCTGTTTATATTTAATATCCAGCAGGTGCGGGGAATGCAGTTTGACACGCACACACAGGGATATGAATATCTGAAGAAACAGGGAATTCATGTGATTGATGATTACCGTGTCTGCAAGACGGCAGATGAAGTGTGGGAGGCGATTACCGCCATCGGCGAGAACCGCGGCAACCTCGGCTATGACATCGACGGAGCGGTGGTCAAGATCAACCGTTTCTCGGACCGGGAGAAGCTCGGGGCAACCTCGAAAGTGCCCAGATGGGCGATCGCCTACAAATATCCGCCGGAGGAAAAAGAGACAAAGCTTTTGGATATCGAGCTGTCGGTCGGAAGGACAGGCAGGATCACGCCGACTGCGGTATTTGAGCCGATACGGCTCTGTGGAACGAGCGTTTCGAGGGCGACGCTTCACAATCAGGACTTTATCGATGATCTGGATGTCGGAATCGGGGACACCATCGTCGTCTACAAATCCGGCGAGATCATTCCGAAGGTGAAGGAAGTGCGGAAAGAAAAGCGCCCGGAGGGCTGGAAGCGCTTTGTGATACCGGATGTCTGTCCGGTGTGCGGGGCGAAGACAGAGCGGGAACGCGATACGGCGGACATCAAGTGTACATCGCCGAACTGCCCGGCGCAGCTGGAGCGCCACATCATCAATTTTGTCGGAAGAGACGCCATGGACATCAAGGGGTTCGGAACGGTTTATATTGAAGAACTCGTCAGAATGGGTTATATTAAAAATGTCGCGGACATTTTTTCGCTGAAGGAGCACCGGGAGGAACTGATTGCACAGGGAATCATCGGCAAGGAGAAGAACACGGACAAGCTTCTGGAGGCGATAGAAAAAGCCAAGCAGAATGATGCGTACAAGCTGTTGACCGGTCTTGGGATACCGAATGTCGGAAAGGCGGCAGCGAAGGCGATCATGAAGCATTTTAAGACCATGGAGCGGCTTTCGGAGGCATCCGAGGAGGAACTGACGGCAGTCGGGGACATCGGAAAAGTCAGTGCGGACTGCATCCGAAGTTATTTTTCGGATGAGAAGAACCAGGTGGTGCTGCAGAGACTCGCACAGGCCGGCGTCAACATGACGGCGGAGGAGAGCGAGACCGTGGACTCTGTCATTAGCGGAAAGACCCTTGTGGTGACGGGAACCCTGCCGACGCTTGGCAGAAAGGAAGCGCAGACGTTGATCGAGCGGTATGGAGGAAAGCTATCCGGATCTGTGTCAAAAAAGACGGATTATGTCCTCGCGGGGGAGAGCGCGGGAAGCAAGCTTACGAAGGCGCAGGAACTCGGCATCAGAGTGATCAGTGAGGACGAACTGTACGACATGCTGCAGATAGAGAGGTAACATTTTTATGCCAATCAGAATACAGAGTGATTTACCTGCAAAGGAAATACTGGAGAAGGAAAATATATTTGTTATGGATGAGAATCGTGCGATGCATCAGGACATCAGACCGATCAAGATCGGAATTTTAAATCTGATGCCGCTGAAAGAAGAGACGGAACTGCAGCTTCTGCGTTCCCTGTCGAACACGCCGCTTCAAGTCGATGTGACATTTGTTGCGGTGTCCAGCCATGAGTCCAAGAATACGTCGATGAGTCATCTGAATAAATTCTACGAGAGTTTTGCGGATATTAAGAGACGCTATTTTGACGGGCTGATCATCACCGGGGCACCGGTGGAGCAGATGGAATATGAGGACGTGGATTACTGGGAGGAGATCTGCCAGATCTTTGAGTGGACGAAGAGCCATGTGACGTCCACCCTGCATCTGTGCTGGGGGGCACAGGCGGGAATGTACTATCACTACGGTCTGAAAAAGTATCTCCTGCCGCAGAAAAAGTTCGGTGTCTACGAACACCGTGTGATGAACCGGAAAGTGCCGCTGGTGCGCGGTTTTGACGATTACTTTATGGCGCCGCACTCCAGACATACCGAGGTGCGCACGGAGGACATCCGCAAAGTCAAGGAACTGACCATTCTTGCGGAGTCTGAGGAGGCGGGTGTATTCCTCGCGATTGCGGACGAGGGCAGAAGAATCTTTGTGATGGGGCATCCGGAGTATGACCGCTACACGCTGGATAAAGAATACAAGCGGGACAAGGAGAAGGGGCTTCCCATTGAGCCGCCGGTCAACTATTATCCGGACGATGACGATACGAAAAAGCCGAACCTGCAGTGGCGCTCGCACGGCAATATCCTTTACAGCAACTGGTTGAATTACTACGTCTATCAGCAGACTCCTTACGAGTTCATTGATACGGCGGAGATATTGGGTTCGCGCTGATTTTATGCGGGTTACGGAAATTTATAAAATACCACGAAATGCCACGTATCTTAATAGCAAAAGTGTGTAAATTGTGTGTAGTAGGCATATAAGCTGTGTGTAGTGAATTATGCTGATTGAAAACAAAAAACATAGAGCCTTGGTATGACAAAAATATGAGAAGCGAGCGAAAGCCAACTTCTCTTTTTTGTTGCAGAAATAAACGTTTTGCGAGTGTCTAGCGAGTGTCTACTTTTTGCTCGGTACATATATAATATATAAAATTCTTTAAGCATTAAACGTCGAAGCTTTGCAAGCTATTCCTCAGCCGCTTTCTCATTTGTTATTCCTGAATATCTATTTCCTTTATTTTCTGGAAATCAGACATATTAAACAAAAGGATTAAAAACAAAAGCAAAATGGAGGAAATGTTTATGACAAAAAAAGAATACGATGAATTATGCAAAATGGCACGTTATCATATGGAGAGATATTACAATGAGGATTCTCCGGAAATTTCAGATTATGAATATGATGTGCTTAAGTCTCAAATTGCCACAATCGAAAAAGAGCATCCAGAATGGATTAGTTCCGATTCTCCTACACAATTTGTAGCTGCATCAAAAATTAAGACAGGATTAAAGGCCGTGAAACATATCACGCCAATGCTTTCCATACAGGACGTATTCTCTTTTGAAGAAGTTAAGGATTGGGTAGATAAAGTGAAAACAGAATACCCAGAGGCGACATTTATTGTTGAACAAAAAATCGATGGATTATCGATGACATTAAGGTATGACTTTGGAAGGCTTATTTTGGCTGAAACAAGAGGAGATGGCTTTACAGGAGAGGATATAACCTTAAATGCTAAAATGATCCAGAATGTACCTTTATGTATTGCAGAAATGGACCCTATTGAAATTCGAGGGGAAGTATATATGGATAGCAAGGATTTTGATCTTGCGAATGAAAGACAGGAGAAAAAAGGAGCCAAACTTTTTGCTAATGCCAGAAATTGTGCGGCAGGATCACTTCGACAGTTAAATGCAAATATTACAAAAGAAAGAAATTTAAAGTTTTTTGCATTTAATATCCAAAGCGCACCGGAAGCATATATGATTAGTCAGGTAGAAGGAAAGCGAAAATTAGATATGTGGGGTTTTTCTCCAGTAAGAGGAAGTCTGTGCAATAATTATGCTGAAATTTGCGAAGCAATAAATGCAATTGGTCTTATGCGAAATTCTCTCGCTTATGGAATTGATGGAGCTGTTATCAAAGTAAACCAGAAAGCTTTACAGAATGAATTCCCTGTTGGGACAGGATTGAAGTATAGTGCAGGAATGATCGCATTCAAATATCCATCCGAAGAAAAAGAAGCTATTATTACAGATATTGAACTTACGGTTGGAAGAACAGGACGGATCAATCCAACAGCAATATTTGAAGATGAAAACGGAAAGCCATTACAATTATGCGGAACCGCAGTATCAAGAGCAACACTTCATAATCAAGATTTTATTGATAACCTTGGTATTGACATTGGAGCAAAGGTATTTGTTTATAAATCAGGAGACATTATCCCTAAAATTAAAAAAGTAACTGTTGGAACCGGGACGGTTTATCATCTGCCGGATCATTGTCCTGTCTGCGGCTCAAAACTCATTAGAGAACCCGGCGCAGCCGATATTATTTGTCCAAACGATGATTGTTCTGCCAAGGAAATTAACAAATTAATCCATTTCGCGTCAAAAGACTGTATGGATATTAAAGGATTGGGGGAAGCATCAATTGAAGCGTTGTATGATGCCGGATATTTACAGAATATTGTAGATATTTATCTTTTAAAATGGTACAAGAAAAACCTTATTTCTGATGGTGTTTTGGGAAAAGAGAAAGGAACTGAAAATGTATTGGCCGCTATTGAGGAATCTAAAAAACAGTCAGCTGATAGAGTTCTTGCCGCATTAGGAATCCCTTTGATTGGGCGAACAGCTTCAAAGCTTATTATGGAACATTTTGAAACAATTGAAGATGTCGCTAAAGCAAAAAGTGCAGATTTACAGAAAATAGATGGCATTGGAGAAGAAATGGCAAATTCTGTTGTACGATATTTTAATAGCGCATATCATTATGATGGATTGTTAATGGGACTTACTGAAGCAGGTGTTAATTTGCGGGCAGAAAAGAAAAAAATAACATCAAACATTTTGGCAGGCATGACTTTTTGTATTACCGGCACTCTTTCTGAACCAAGAGATAAATTTGAAAAAATTATTGCCGACAATGGTGGAAAAACAACAAGTAGCGTTAGTAAAAAAACAACATATTTGTTGGCAGGAGAAAATGCCGGAAGCAAACTAGACAAAGCCAAACAGCTAGGAGTAAAGATTTTAAATGAAAAAGAATTCGAAGAATTGCTTAAATAACTAATACAAAAAAGGGAGACACATTAAATAACGCATCTCCCTTTTTATTATTTATTTTTTCAATAAATCTTCTTTTTCTTTCCACCCGGCAGTTTTTTCGATAACATCATTTAAGTCTTTTGCAAAACAATACCAATGCTTACCTTCTCTATCCCAGCGGATCAACCCTTTTAATAAATCCTTGGCTTTCTGACGTTCAGAATAAGAAATATTCAATAACACATGGCTATTGGGATCAGAAATCATATCCTCATTATTATTCTCATTGTCACTCTCATTGTTATTTTCATTATCATCTGCCTCAATCAATTCAACGGCAGAATCAGTGGTAGTAGCTTTTAATGTTGACGTTGACTCATTGATTAAATCATTGTTTTCCTCATTTAGTTTTTCAGGAATTTTTACTGGAACCTGATTTTCTTTTAATGGCTCTAAATCTGCGCAATTCCCTAAATTCTGAAAATCTACATTAGGATTGTTTCTTATCATTCCTGCAAACATCGTTGCAAAAACTTCCATTTCACTACCGCGTAACCCACTTACAGAAAAAATCATGCGATCAGAATCATTTTCTGACATCATACGAATTGTAATCATAATATCCTCCACTTATCTCTATATTTTATTTATTCTAATATGTCAGAAATTATGAAAAATCAAGGATAATGACACAATGACTCTCCACTTTAATGAATTAAATAATAATAACTTTTTATATTATCATAATTATGCGTTTTGCAACATTCGATATAACGTAAATTTAAAAATATAGTTGTAGCAAACTCGCACATTTTTTTATGCTATAACAAAAATATAGAAATTGTTTCCAGTATTATTATTAAATTTTTATACATATTAATCTTAACATGAAAAATAGAGTACAAGAATATCGATGGAAAAGAGGCTGGAGCGTTCAGCAATTAGCTAGAATTTCAAAAGTAAATAGAAGTACCATTGTCCGTTTAGAAGATGGATCAACAAAAAGCCCTTCATTAGATGTTGCATTTGCATTGGCCGATGCTTTGAAAGTAGATGTAAGGATCTTATTTTATAAAGATTAATACATCTAACTACAAATACTTACCACTTTTTGCATTCTTTTATATTTCATATTCAAAAAAAATAAAGCAATCTGACATATTATATATATAATATTTTAATTTTATCAGGAGGCTTTATTTATTATGAAAAATTTATTAATAGAATATGAGATGTATCTTTTAGACAAAATCGATGCTTTCCCAGAATATCATTTTAAAGATACAGGAACATTTGCTATAGAACAAACAATTACGGCATTAATCAAATATGTAGTGGAAGATGTTTTAAAATGGACACCTGAAGATGCATATATTTTATTAAATTGGAATGTGTTAACTGCTTTTAAATTAGATGATTTAATTGATAGATATATAAATTTCATTCCAGGCATGAACGAAAAAGAAAAATGCAAATTTTTAATTTGTAAATGTTATCCATCAAAATATCATTTTGATACGAAAAAAAATATTTTGCGCATTTATGATGACATTTTGTCATCTAAAAAAGCTAAATGGAATAAGAAGTTTTTTAATGGTCAAGAGGGAGCCATTCGAGCTTGCATATGCATGCAGGCAGCAATCAATCGCTATTTATATGGAAAATCAATAGAAGAATTATATGCTTATTTCGCAAAATATTATCAGGGAACTAAATTTATCAATGATGTTAGATTGAAAAAGGCATATGAAAAACTATATCATTTGCCAATTGATTTTTTCCATTATTCATTGCCAAAATCGCAACGAAATTATTTTTTATATAATTATTATAAATTTATGAATTATTACAACCAACAATTAGATGATATTAAGAAAAATCAGAATATCTAAAGTTTTAGTTTTTGTAAGGAGAATTTTATGACTCTTAATCAACGAAAAGAAATGCAAATAACACCAGTATATTTATGTCTTAATTTTTCGAATAGTGTTCTCCGTTTATCGAAAACAGGAACATTAGCTCAGGGGGAAATTTTATTTGCAAACCATCCAAGAACTTATTCCGAATTGGAATTTGCAAATATTTTAACAATGCTACATATTCAAAAAGTTAAAACCACAGATGATATTGTTGTCGAAAGCAAACTATATACAAAAGCACGTATAAAAAATGCCGGTAAAATTTTAGCTTCGTTTACAAATGATTTATCGGAATGCGAAATTTTTGCTTTAAAGAAAACATATGAGAATGAATATTTGAAAAAAATACGAAAAGAATTACTTCTTGTATTGGCAAAAGTTGATGAAAATAATAGATCTATAATATATTTAAAAACAACTTTCAATATTAAAGGAAAAGGATACACATTATTTCCCTTTTTTTCATCATCAGATAAATGTGAAAAATATTGTATAGAAAATGCAAAAATAACGAATGGATACAAGCCGTTGGCGACGACAATAGATAAAATGCTTCCAATTATTATGTCAGATGAAGGGATTTTTATTAATCCCAATGAAAATGAAATTCTAGGAAAGGATGTTGGACTTGCATTTTTGTCATCTATATTAAAACGAAAATAAGAGGGAATAATTATGCTTCATTTATATCACGATGTTCCACAATGCAAACACTGTGGATCATATAAAACAGCTTATTCGGTTCCTAATACGAAAAATCCATTTCAAAATGTTATGAAACATTTAAGAAAAGGAGAGTACATATATGAAGATGAAGACGGAATTTTTAATTGTTTGTGCTTAAATTGTGGAATGCAATGGAAGGCTGAAATCCCTTCCAAAATTATTGATAATCAAAAATTAAGGGAACAAAAAATCCTTCGAGAAATTGAAATAGACGATTCTTATTATGATAGTTTGATTCATCAACAAAACAAAACAACGAAAAAAGAAAAACATCTAAAAAAAGAAGAAAAGAAAAAACATATAACCAATATAGGATTTAAAATCTCAAAAACTTTTTTGGGCTTTTAAAGAAAGGAAGGAGAGTTTATGTTATGCAAGAAAATATTTTGTATAGCGGCATGCATTACTATTATAAATTATTGCAAAGTATTGGCGAATTGAAAAAACAACAGGAGTATACATATTTAAATACTGATACAGGGGAAAGACAATTAGAAGAATTAAATAAAGCATGGGTGGAATGTTTCGCTGGACTTTTGGAGGAAGGGGTTAGCTATTTTGTTATTCGAGATGCGAAAGAATCGTCGAAAGATCTCATTCGAATAACAATAGAAAACATAAATTATGATTGTAAAATAAGCGATTTGTCGCAAAATATAGAATTTCATAAATCCCTGCAGTCATTATTAGAAAAATTAAATATTGATAAAAAAGAGCAAAAAGAAAATGATTTTAAATCTAAAGAGAAGAGAAAAAAAGATGCAACAGGGAACAAAACAGAAAACGACTTCCTCGAAATTTTTAAAAATTCTGAAAATCAGACAAAAGAAAATATAAATAAGGTCACAGAATTTACCTCGAAGGGAATGGATTCTGAAATAACATTAAAAGAATGCCAAAAAGATTTAAAAGAAAAAACGAGTCCAAATCCAATTGAGAAAACAAAAGAAGACGCCGACGATAAAGTATTAGAAAGAAAAGAAGAAATTTCCGAATCAGCAAAACCATTAGATGAAAAAGCTAAAAGGCTTAATAGTTTTGTTTTTGATCGTGTCGCATTAGAAATCTTTGAAGAAGGTGCTATCTTAAGTGAAAAATTCGAATTATATGTTTTCCCATTAAATATAAAAGCCAATGATTCTCATGCAAAAATCATTGTAGCAGCTAAAAATGTTCAAAATGATTGGCGATATTTTGTATCTGAAAAAATTGCTACAATTACAGCAGATTTGTGGGGATATGAAATACTTATTCGCGGAATCTTTAAAAACGGAAATTTTGAATCATGGATTGTTTTGGCTGGAGCTACAGCATCAAATTGTAATATGAACATTTCTGTTATTGAAAATAGAAGCGAGGATATGAAAAAAACAAATTGGGGGCATATATATTTTAAAAAAGAAGATTATGAATTCCACGTCATTCCATTCGAAAAAGAAAATTCTAATAAAGACATTGACCCGGCTGGACTTATTGTTGCAATAAAAGACAATGACAATATTCATATATATTCAAATCCTTATGTGAATGAAGTATTGGCTCCACTAAAAAATACGATTTTTTCTTTAACAGGATATTGGGTTGACGATGAACTTGTCGTCGATTGCAAACAGAAAGGGGTTTAATTATGAGATTTTACTTAATGAACAAAAAACACAAAGCAGTTGAAATGGAAGCCGAAATTACATTTCAAAAAAATATTCCATTTCCAAGATTAAAAGTACAAAATGCGAAAGTTATAGATCAAATGAGATGTCCACCTAATTTCTTAGGGCTAGAAAGTGAATTACCTAGTGAAATTGAACGCTGGCTAGACAAAAGGTTAATATCCTCAAAGCGAAAAAGTTTGCAAAAATTGCCAACTGTTCGTTGGGAACAAGGGAATCCAAATTTCTTATCTATGAGCGATCAATACTGGATATTGGCAGCTGAGAACACAGATGATACATGGGATAAATTAAATTTTTATGATAATAAGTACAGCGATATTATAGGGCAAATCAGTGCTTCTTATAACAAAAATGATATTCGGTCATTAATGTTTCCGAAGAATAGTCCAGATTTATGCACAAATGGACTACAAGATAAAATGTGGAAAAGGATCGAAGGAGAAAATTATTTGTTAAAATGGACAAACAATGAAGAACAGCAAGCTATATTAAGCGAAATATTGGCAACAGAAATTTTAGAAAATTTAAATATGATACCTTTTGTGCATTATAAATTATATATAGAAAATTATCGATTATGTTCTTGTTGTAAAAATTTTGTTGATCAAAATGAAGAATTTGTCCCGGCATGGTATATTTACAGAGCGTATGAAAATCTTTGCTTAAAAGAAGATAGTTCCAAGGAAGATATATATAATACGCTATTAAAAGCAGCGGATTATTTCAATATTGCAAACGCAAAAGAGGATATTGATAGAATGATTATCGTAGATAGAATTATTATGAATTTTGACAGGCATTTAGGAAATTTCGGATTCATGAGAGATGTTGATACTGGAAAATATACTAGATTCGCCCCTTTATTTGATTTCGGAAATGCCTTTTTCCCAGATAAGATGGAGACAACTAAGGAAAGATATATCTTTGGCAATCGCATGAAAGAATTATTGTGCGATGAAAAGATTGTAAAAGGAATAAAAGTTGTTAAGGAGGCAACGAAAAGTCCGTATTTGAATATTCCTGAATTTATAGGGTTGAAAGATATTATAGTAAGAAATATCAATCTAAATACGAAAGAATTAGAAATTGATATTGAATCTCTAAAAAAGAAAAAACGAGAAAGAGAAAAGGACAAAGATAATATATCGATGAGCATTCTTTAAGATTTTGCGAAATTATAATCTTATTTTTTCAAAATCTGACATATTGTATTTGTATGAGAAAAAGAAAACAGGAGGTCAGATTTAATTGAATTTAGTTACAGTTATTCTTGAGTATCTTTTAAATCATCCGCAATTGCAAAATCAAAAAGATGATGAAATATTTAACCAAATATCATTATTTTATGATTTTTGTAATGTTGATTGCGTTCATAGAGATATGTGCATGCAGTTAATTCGTGCATTTAAAGGACAAGATACGAATCTGATTTCACAAATCACAGCTATGGAGGATAATAACAATTATGGCAAACAGTAATGATGACAACAGTTATTTTTATTCACTTGCCCAGATGGTAAAACCTATTAGACAAAAAGCTGATAGCTACAAAGCGAAAACTGGGGAAAGGTATGTTTACACTCCTGATGAATTAGCTATTGTTCAGCATGCAAATGAGGAGCTTGAAAAAAAGTTAGGCAAATATATTCATGATTTTTTAAAAAAGGGAGGATACAGCTCCTTTGCAAATCAGTATGAAGATTTATATTCGATCTGTCTTATTAAAATTTTTGAACGTTTTCCAGAGTATAATGGACAGTACAAATTAACAACATTTATTGCCAGAGATTTGAAATTGGCAATCAATAAGTATTTAGGAAAAGAAAAAGGGCTTTCGCAATATTACAATGAGCAAAACGTTAAAATTCAGAAAGCCATTAAAGAAATAAATACTAATGGAATTGAACCAACTGTTCCAGAAATTTCCAAAATAGTGAATGCTGGAAAAAACAAAAAGATATCAGAAAAGACAATTCGCACTGTTTTGGACATTAAAGAACATGGAAATGTCTGCTCATTAGAACTTTGTGAAGCTCATGCAGAATCTTTAGATTCGCCAGAAGAAGAGTATATCAAAGGCGAAGAAGCACAGATGGTATATGACATTTTAAGTACCTTATTGCCTTATGAACGAATTGCTTTTAAGCTTATCAATGGCGTAGTTGATGAAGAAACTGGTCCACATGCAGCAGGAACTTTTGTCTCTGGATGCACTTATAAAGATGTAGGACGACAGCCGAGCTTAGTGCAAGCTGTGATTAATGCCAATAAGTCAGAGTGGATTAAATGGCATGCAGTATTACCATCCAGAGTTGAAGAAATTGTGTCTTCTGCAAAACGCAAGATTAATGCAAATCCAGAAGTAATGACAAGAATTGATGCCATTCGGCAGGTATACACTGAAGATGTTGCATTTGATGGAGAGGATGCCATTAAAAGTGCAGAAGAACTTATAATTTCAGATTCAAATATTGCATAAGGATAAATGAGCTGCCTAATGGTAGCTCATTTTACAAAAGGAGGCTATCATATGCGCTATGATGCAAATCGAATTATTGAAGATGCCGACCCTTTTGAAGTGGTACAGGCAACTAATATCGAATGGCAAAAAAAAGGAAAAAATATTTTTATCCGTTGCCCGGGGCATTTAAACAGAATAGGAAAAGAAGATCAGCATGTAAATAATGCCTGGCTAACAAAGCATGGGTATTTTTGCAGTGTATGCGGTGTTGCTGTAAATACTATAAGTATGGTGATGGAAGCAAGGAATTGCACATATCGAGAGGCATTAGAATTCGTAGCAGATTTAAATGGAGGAAGAGAGTTGTATGTAGATAAAGATTCTACGACAAATTTTCAGACTAATAAAATTTTTGCTCCTTATGGTACATACGATTATTCTAAAAAACAAGACAAGAAGTGCAAAATGCTGCCATGGAATTTGCAAGATGAAATTGGACTGAATATAGGATCAAATAAAAGTTTTTACCCTATTTTCTGTTATACAGATAAACCAGAAGAAAATGCTGAAAAAACAGGGCGAATTGACATTGAAGGCAACATTGAATACGAGTGGCTTGTTATGGACAGGACAAAGAAAATGTCGTTAGCTGATTTATATAAAGACGATTACGAGGCATATCTTTGGCTTATCACAAGTAAATGTGAGGAAAGGTTAGAAATTATTAATGATTGTCTTAAGCATTTTTCTAGTCAAACAAATGAGTTTTGCGTAAATATGAAATATGTACTTACGCAAAAAGCTGATTTTGTTAAAAACATATATGAAGAGCATGCTAAAGAATTGGAGAGAATTCAGCAGAAAGATAAGAAAAAACTTAAAGCAAGTTAACTATTAGAAAAAAAGGATGGTATAACAAAATGAAAAACTGTAAAAATGATAATGATGTTATAATTTCAGGAATTAAATGCGATAATCCAGAGTGTGGCTTTAAGGATATGACAGTCAAATTCGAAGATTATCCTGAATGGGTAAACAAATCATGCCCTTGGTGTGGAGAAAACCTCTTAACAAAAAGATGCTATAAAAGAATTAAAAAGATGAAGCGAAAAGTAGAACGTTGGAATGTAATTGTAGCATTTATCAACAGCACTTTTCTACATAAAGAGATTGCAACACAAGAAGTATATGCAAATTGTGATAAGAATGGAAGAATCAAAGATATTAAATTGAGATAACTGAGTAAAAATGGTCAAGGAAACAAAAGGCGATAGTGAGAACTGTTGCCTTTTTCTTTTTGGAATTTTTAATCTAATTTTAAAGGATTTCTGACATATTAAATATGAATTTTAGATTATGAAAAAAGGAGAATAGATATGAATACAGTATTGCATACACATTGGGAAAGCAGATATGATGCTGTTCCCAAAACAAAAGATATGATAAATCGCTTAGTAGAAATCAAGGCAAAAGCAGTCGCTATCACAGACCATGGATCTTTGGCCGCGTTTGAAGATGCATACGACCAGATCAAGCATGATGAGGTAGATCTTAAGTTGATTTATGGAATGGAAGCATATGTTGAATATATGCCGTTATTTCAGTCTTTTTTATCTAAATATACAGCAGAAAAAGAATTAAAAGCTGAAGGAAAAAGCGCTCACCTAATTATGATGGCAAAAGATAAAATTGGAAAATGGGCTATTGATAAGATGAATTATGATGCCAATTATCAAATTGCCGAAAGAGATGGAACGCCTGTTGTATCATTAGATTCATTGCAAAAATGGATTGGAAAAGGTTCAAAAGCACATGGACATGTTATCTTAACTAGTGCATGTATTTCTGGTCCAATGGGAGCAATTCTTCAGAACAATGAATTCCGGCAGAAAGAGATCGATAAATTAGAAAGAAAGTTAAAAAAAGGTATTGAGACAGGAGCAATTGTCTCTGATGACAATGATGATCTAACAAAACTTATCAAAAGAAAAGAAGACTTGGAGGCAAATATTAAAGAATATTCAGAAAAAAAATCTGAATTAAACAAAATTGCAAAAAAACCTACATTAGGCTTAGAAAAAAGAATTGCAAGGTACAAAGAAGTCGGGAAGGAAAGTGGTGAATTAGAACAACAGGTCATAGAAATTAAAATGGCTGCAGAAAAAGCACAAAAAGAAATTTCTGAATTAACAATAAAGTCTGAAGCCGCAAAAAGATTATTGTCTGAAATAAATGAAAAGTTAAAATCTCTTCAGGTTGCTGCAAATAAATTTACTATTCTGACAAATGAAATTGCCGAAATTGAAAAGAAAAAAACTTCTGATGAAGTTTTATATGCTTGTGCAAAAGAAATGGCGGGATGGTTAAAAAGTGTTGCAGGAGATGATTGTTTCTTTGCCGAGATCCAATATCATAAATGGAACAAAGAAAAAGAAATTTATGACAATATAATTAAAATTGCAAAAGAATTAAATATCCCGCTTGTTGCAGCAAATGATGCTCATATGGCAGGGAATACAGAGCATGATCTTAATGCTCGACTGGTTGCAAGATATCTCCGCTTTACAACTCTTGATGATGCAGAGCAGATTGAACATGAAAAAGAAATGTATCTTAAGGGTCATGACGAATTGAAAGAAACTCTTTTACTTGCGTATCCAGAAGATGTTGTTAATGAAGCAATGAAAAATGCAGACCTTATTGGAGATTTGTGCGAGGGATATGAAAGAGATGCTGCTTCTCATTATCCTGTATATGATAAAAATATCGATGCGGGAAAAAAGCTTGTTCAGGAAGCATACGCAGGAATTGAATGGCGTTTTCCAAACAAAAAAGGCTGGACAGAAGAATATCAGAAGCGTTTGGAATATGAGTTAGGGATTATCAATCAGATGGGTTATGCAGATTATCATCTTATTGTAAAAGAAATGTTGGAGTATGCACGACTTCTTGGAAAAGTCCCAAATGATAGAATTTCTGAAGCTCCTTTGAACATCGAACAGTTAAAAGCATGGGTTAAAGAAAATGATTGGACAGTAGGTGTAGGAATTGGACCCGGACGAGGAAGTGCTGTTGGAAGCTTAGTTTGTTATTTGATCGGAATAACAAATATTGACCCTATTAAATATGGGCTTGTTTTTGAGAGATTTTTGAATCCGGAACGTGTAAGTATGCCTGATATTGATTCTGATTATAAAACAAATATTCGTGACAAGACTATTGAATTTATTAAGGCTAAACATGGAGAAAAAGCAGTCTGTAATATTATGACAAAAGGATATCAGCAGATGCGTGGAGCAATCCGTGATGCTGCAAGATTTTATGGGGCAGTTAAAAACGAAAATTTTCTTGCTCTTGGAGATCGAATCCGCAAAGCAGTACCGAATGGGTTGAATTTGACCTTTGATACAAATATGCAGAAAGTAAAAAAAGAAAATGCTGATGAAACAATTTTTGATCATCTTGTCGATCTTTTTAAAGAAGATGAAAATGCTGTCGAAATTCTTAAAATTGCAAAAGATGTAGAAGGGTCTTTTACTAATTACGGAATGCATGCGGCTGGACTAATTATTAGTGATAATGCAGATCTTTCAGATTATGTTCCACTTAAATTTAATACCAGTGACAAAGAGAAAAGCTTATGGTGCTGGACAACGCAATGCGACATGGTTCAAGGCGAAGCACTTGGTCTTTTGAAAATGGATCTGTTAAATTTAAAAACATTAAATGTTATTACTGATACATTACGAATGATTAAGAAGAATCATGGAATTGCAATTGATCCATATGAACTTCCTTTTGAAAAGGAAGTATTTAAAGAAATATTCGCAAAAGGTAATACAATTGGTGTATTTCAGTTTGAATCTCCTGGTATGAGAGCATATTTAAAACGGTTAAAGCCTGAGAATATTGAGGATGTAATAATTCTCAATGCAATGTACAGGCCAGGTCCAATGGATTTTATTCCCGGGGTATGCGACGTAAAAAATGGCAAGTGTCTTCCGCACTATGAAACGCCGGAACTTGAACCAATTTTAGGAGATACGTATGGTGCAATTGTTTATCAGGAACAGGTAATGGAAATTTGTAAGCAGCTTGCCGGTTACTCTATGGGACAGGCAGATAATATCCGACGTGCCATGAGTAAGAAAAAACAATATGTAATTGATGCGGAGCGCTCAAGTTTTGTATATGGAGATCCTGAAAGAAATATTAAAGGATGCGTAAATAATGGGATTACAGAAGACGCGGCTAATAGAATTTATGATTCTATGATAGATTTCGCAAAATATGCATTCAACAAATCTCATTCTGCTGCATATAGTGTCATCGCATATATAACTGCATGGCTAAAGTATCATTACACAACTGAATTTATCTGTGCATTATTAACGTATACAGACAAAATTACAGACTATGCTAAGTTCATTCAGAATGCAAGAGAAATGGGAGTGGAAGTTTTGCCCCCAGACGCTAATCGTTCTGAAGTAAATTTTTCTGTACAAAATGGAAAACTTTATTTTGGGTTAAAGTCTGTTAAAGCAGTTGGAAAATCGATTGCGGAAGTAATCGAAGTACGGAAAAATCATCCGTTTGAAAATTTCAATGATTTTGCTGAAAGAACAAAAGTGGGATCACGAGCATTGAATAATTTGATTTTAGCTGGAGCATTTGACTCATTGGGATATTCAAGGAATTCGTTAATGGGTGCGGCATTTATGGATATTATGGATACTGCATCTGAAATGGCAAAAAAGGAAGAACTTAATAACAATATCGATAAAGTAATTGATTTGTTGAAAGAAGAAAATTTTGGAACAGTAGAAAACTTAAAGGAAAGATTAAAAGAAAAAGGAATTTCTTATTCAGTGACAACCAAAAAGATTCCTACTATTGCCAATTTGGAAGCAAAGGCAGATAAAGCAAAAAAAGATGCTGACGATGCAAGAAAACATTTGCGGCAAATTCAGATTCCTTATATAAAACCAGACATTATTCAGGACCTCAATAATGAAATGGAGGTTCTTGGAATGTATTTAAGCGGGCATCCAATTGATCAGTATTGTGTCCACACAAAACCGATTTTAGATGCAGAAGAAGGAAAAGCTTCCATTACTGGTATTATAGAAAATGTAAATGTTATGTATAATCGTTACAAAAACCCTTGGGCGTCTATAACAGTCAGTGATAAAAGCGGCTCCATGAAAGTAAATATCTGGGCAAAAACGTATGCTGATTGTGCTGATTTATTAAAAGTTGGGAATGGTATCATTATTGATGGAAGAATTGAAGTAGATGAATTTCAGACAAATTCACAGGAAGGAGATGAAACTGAAGACATTGTTTATTGTATGTCTGCCAATAAGATCCGGAAAGCGAAAAAGAATGAGAAGATATATCGAATAAATCTTCAGAATGAAGCAATCTTTTTCTTTGAATTCAAGGATATTTTAAAGAAATATGAAGTAGAAGAAGGCGCAAGGATTCAGTTTTATTTTGAGGATAACGCTATTTTTCGAACATTGAGTTATTGCATTCCAGAAGAAGTTGCGGCACAAATTGGAGAAATAGTAGAATAGTAAATAAGCATAAATAAAAACAGCCAGGTAGAATGAAGTATTTCTGCATGGCTGTTTTTTTTGCTATCTAAATAAAAAAATTAAGCTGCAAAAAGATAGATTTTTTTTACAAGCATTGGATCATATCCATAATTATAAATTTCTTTGTAAAAAAAAGTAGAGGTTAAATCTAAGATTCCTGAGCTAATATCAGAAAATTCCCATTCACGTTTTAAAAGGGTCCCTTCTGACAATAGCTGTTCGATTTTTATAACTGATAGATGCAACTGCTCAACTTTTTGAAAAAAAACAATTTGAGAAGCTCCTTCACTTAAAAATGGGTCGCCTCCATGATATTTTACACATTTTAAATCGATTTCTGGATCAAGATCATTTGCCGCACAAAACGACATTGATTTTTCAGCACATTCTGACCATAAATAATTAGTGTTTACAAGCAATTCATATTGATCTTTTTTATCTTGAATTAACTGAATAACTAATAAATAATAATCTATCATAGACAATAAATATAAAATATCTTTTTGAATATCATCGCCTGGAAGCCATGACAAAACAGGCATCATCCGTAAAGACTCACATTTCTTTACAGATAACCCCTGATTTAAAATAGAACGTTCCTTATACGACAGATGATCTAAATAAAAACGAAATCTTTGAAGAAAAAGATCCTTTAATTTCAAAAAATTTGAATCCTCAAATGCTTTTTCAATTTCTTTTTCTGTATTTTTCATAATTTCCTGATCCATATATGTAAATCGGGAGATGATCTCTGTTCCCACCATTTTACTCCTATCTATTGATACTTTATGTAAACGTTTCATACATTTTTTTAATATCCTTTCTTATTTCTTATATTTAATATGTCAGATTTTTGTTCATATTTTTCGGTATAAAATATATTTTTTACTTTGTAAATTTCGCTATGTCTATTTTTTGCCCGGTACATATATAATATATAATTTTTAAAGGTATTTGATGTGCTTTTTATTGTTTATGCGTTCTCCATTGTTTCTGTCTATTTTTTCTATTTTTCAGAGATCTGACATATTAAATATGAAATTTAAAAACAAAAGAAAAAAGGAGTTTTTATAAAAGGAGTTTTTATAATAAAATAATGCTCTTTATCTTTAGAAAATAAACAAGAGCTTCATAAGAAATGGAGGAAATAATATGAAACGTGATTTAGTAGATGAATTATATAAAACGATGTATAAACGATATAGAGAAAAATATCCAAATAAAGATTTTGCATCTATTCCAAATTTTTTAGATTCACTTTGGTTTAGTATTGAAGGTGAACTTAATAGAAATGGATATGATGCTGCAAAGAAATATGTCGAAGAAGCAGATTTAATTGTATTAAGGTGAAGGCAATGAGGATTTTTTTAGAAAGGAATGTAATAAATATGAATATTCAAACTATCTCAAAAGGAAAAAAGGAAGTAATGGTTGAATTAACCGCAGACGATTTAGGAATTATTTGCAATGCTTTGTACGCTCAATTAGGTGAGAAAAAACACAATGATACTTTCATGCAACTTTATAGTGACATGATGATGGCAAGAGACTTATGCCAATATGGTCACGTAGATGATTTTTGTCTTCACAACATTGTAAAATGTCGTAGCAGATTCAGAGGTGTTTTATCAGAAGAGGATATTGAAACATTCAACAAATATCTGGAAGATAATGACCTGCCAACAGCTTTTGGAAATTCTGATTTTGTGCGAATCTATAAGCGGATTGTTGGAGACTTGCAAGACAGTGATACACTTAAAAGCTGGATGGAATAAAATAAATAACATGAAACGATGAATGTGCTGAAAAGGATTATATATGGAAGTTATTTCAGAAATTTTAAAGACAATTGTTTTTGCTTTGTTTGCAAATCTTTTAATAATATTTGATTAATTAAGGAGATTATTATATGGTAAAGTTAAGAAAAGAAGAATTAAATTCCTTGGTTGGTAAAACAATTTATCATTATTACCTTAAAAATCCATTAGATTATTGCTTTGCCAAAGACACCAAGATTATTGTATCACAATTAAAAATATATAAAGTATATGAAGAAGACCCATCTTGTGAAACTTCCAGACAGTATATCTGTATGAAAGATTATAAAATTTATCAGGTTGATGTAAAAGATATTGGTAATTCATCTGTTGTTGCAGAAGATTGGTATTCGTTTGAGAGAAATGACGAATTGGCAAGAAAGATTTTCAAAGCGTATGAAAATGAAACGTACATACGCGAATGTAGCTTGTTAATCAACAGTCTCAGTAGTTTGGAATCTAATCACAATATAACAGAATCATTAATTCAAAAGAGAGAAATTGATGATTCAATGTGTGAAAAAGATCTGGAATATGAATCAGATTGATTTTGTATAGAACTTTCTACTTATTAGGAGTAGAGAGTGAAACGAAAATTTCTTAGAGAGGAGATCGAACCATGACAAATACAGTAAAAGCGAACCTTAAACCTTGTCCATTTTGCGGTGGACATGCGACACTTATATATGATAATCAGGAAGGTTATCGAATATACTGTGATGATTGCGATATTATGACTGATACTGACTATGATAAAGATAAAATTATTGATGCGTGGAATAAACGAGTTTGATATAACACAAGAAAAGGTTGGAAGTAATTATTATGGTATAGTTAATTGGATGTTTGTTAGATATGATAAGAACTTATTATAAAAATGATTTTAATGATTGGCTGTCGAAAAAGTAAAAGAGGTTACGGAAGACAAAGAAAATGGTGCCGATTCGGAGTGCTTACCTATGTGGAATATCCGGCTCGAAAACGGAGATATAATGGCTGCGTATCCAGAAGAAATATGTTTAGCTGAAAGAAAATAAAGCAAGAGATTCAACAGGATAATAACAAGAATGTAAAGGATTGATATTTATGGAAGAAGTTCCAACGTTAAAAGAATTATTAAGTACACGAAAAGAAAATCATGCAAATTTAATTATTGTTTCTACTAATAAAAATAAAGACTTATTCAAAGGTGACGCATCTGAATTACCGGAAGCGTTATTAAATACCCAAATTTTCGCATGGGATAAACGTTCTGGAATATATATCACAATTGAGTAAAGTTTGGAAGAATGGAGGAAGATAATATGACTACAATAGACAATAGACAATAGAATTAAATTTAAAGAAAGATATGATAGTGAGGATTATGAAACTATAACATTTTATTTTGTAGCTGACACTTCGTTATTAAGAGAACTAGTTGGAAAGAAATATCCAGAAGCGAATGGAATGACAATTAGTATTGAGTGCCCTATGAATTGTTTTGATGCTTGTAAGGCAAGTGTGGAAATTTCGCCATATGACGAAATTGATGCTCTTATAGATATAGCAATGAAACAATGATTTCTTAGTTTAGAAAGTGAGGAATAATATGAAAGCAAAAGCAAAACATGATGTAAAAGTGTTAATGGAAGACAATCGCTTTAGTAATTTCAAAGAAGGAAATGAATACAGATGTATGATGCGTGGCGAAAATATGATACTTATTGATGAAAACAAGTGCGGATATACAACTGATATGGAAACATTTAATGAGGATTTTGATTTGATTAGATAGAAATGAGGTTGATAATATGAAATTATATTGGGTATCATTACTTATTCAGGATACAGAAAATAGTAAGCCTTGGCTTTCTGCAATATCAAGTGGGTACGTAAGTCTTGAAGAAGCCAGGGGAACGATTGAAAGAGGAAGGGGTAATTATAGAGTATTGTCTGCATGGATTGATATATTTGATGAAAGTGGAAATAAATCTACGGTATTTCATGAATGTTATGTTAATGCCATAGGCAATGTAGAATAAGAAGAAACGGAAATCTCTTCGGAGGTGAAAATATAGATAAATGTAATTTTAACAAAAGAGGACTTGGACTAATTGAGGATATTCAGAACGTAAAGAGCTATATATCAGGAAACAATGATTTTGAAAACGGAGGAAAATATATGGAATTTACACCAACAAATGAATACAGAGAGATTTCTTTACAAGAAGGTTTGAATCAAATCCAATTAGGAAATGCAAATAAATTATATTCTGATGGGTTAGAAGAAGATGAGTATATTTATTGGGACAATAACAAAGGTTTTTGTTATGAAGATGGATGTGTCATTGGTGGAACATTTGACCAGACATTAGACAGATTGTATTCCCTTAAATGGTGCTTTCATCATAAATTCTATGTAAAAAACAATAAATGAATGATGATTTAGAAAGGATCGAAATACGTGAGATGGTTTGTGAATTATATTCGTTCATGTTTTTGTAAACATAACTTTATCAAAGTGAAGCAAAATGAATATACAGATGGAACAATCTCCACATTTATGTGTAGCAAGTGCGGTTGGGTTCAAAAAATAAAAACATATTGATAGTGGAAATAATAAAGAATGGCGGGGAACTGCGAAGCATTAACTTCAAAGGAACCGGCCATTTTTTGTGTTTATGCGCATTTGTTTCACAGGTGCATTTTATTGTAAAAAGATTCCGTGACATGATGTTGCCTTTGTTCACATTATAATATCTTGGTTTCAAAAAAGTATTGATAAAGCTAAAATAGCATGCTATCCTAATAGAGTAAGAAGATAAATATATGAATACGGAGGTATGTAATAATGAATGATATCGCTTCAAAAACAGCTAGTGCTATGAATTTAATAAACGCTATAGGATTCCAGGCATTTTGGAACAGAATTAAAAATTATGGAGTAGGCGCTCAATTTTCTGTTTCAGATGTGTTAGGGGATTATGTACAACAAATACGTAGCGCTGGAGGTAATCTCGTTACCTTGGGAAAATTAATAAGGAACAATGTTAATAATGGCAACTTGTCTGGAATACAACCTTTAAACACTATTAAAGGATCAGCGCAAAAATATATAATAACAGGACCGATTAAGCTAAAAAATTATTTTTCGGTTCCGTATTATGAAAAAAAACTTACAGATCCTAAAGGAACAATCAAAATTGCACCAAACATTTTGTTCGTTTTTTGTAGCCACGAATCAAAAAGGGGGAGTGACGATATTACATTCAAGATACTTACTGCACGATTAAATTCGCAAAATCAAATTGTAAAAGAATCGTTGCATACATTTAAAAAAAAGATTGAAAATTGTGGATTAATTGAAATAAATCAAAATAATTCAGAGTTTCCGGCTATTCAATCAGTATGGCACGGATTTGATAAAGTAAGTGGAATGGAAGAGGAGGAAAAACTTAAAGGCATAGCAGAAGTTCGTATTATTGGCACAAATGCACAAATGATGAGAAGAGTAGCCGGTTGTTATTTTGATACATCATTAAATGCATATGCATATACGCAATATATTCAATCTCATTTTATGATATTTATGAAAGGAGAAATAAAAGGAATTCAAACAAAAGTGTCTTTAGCAGCCTGCGATAAAGCAGAAATGAAAAAAATATACGATTCCCTGATATAAAATATAAAAAACATAAAGGAATGAGAGAAGAAAAACTCTCGTTCCTTTTTACTTTTTAAAGTGTCTATTTTTTACCCGGAACATATATAATATATATTTTTTTATACACTATTTTGATTTTTACATTTTTTTTTCTTTTTATTTTTTAGATCTGACATATTGGATATGAACAAATTATGAAAAGTGGAGGATACAATCATGACAAAAAAAGCATTAAAAAAGTTAAGTGAAGAACAACTCGAATATTTAAAAACAGCGTCTGTTTTGCTTGACCAAGCAAGAAAAAATAATCTCAAAGAAGAATTTGAGAGAAATGCCGGAAAGCTGAGAGGATTCTTAGAATGTATGTGCCAAATGAAAATTATTTCAGATATAGAAGTCAAAGCATTGTATTTATGGTTTTTTGAAAAAAATCGAGCATATGATATTTAGTTCCAAATATTAAATCTTTGATAATCATAAATATCAGATGATTATGCATAGAACGGCAAACATTATTGAGAAAGAAAAATAAATATTGAAAGCGAAAGGATGAGAAATTTTCTCGTCCTTTTTTTATTTTTAGTCCAGGAATATTATAGTGTCTATTTTTTGCCCGGAACATATATAATATATAATTTTTAAGGGTATTTAATATACTTTTTTTTATTTTTGTGTTCTCTATTGCCTCTGCTTATTTCTTCTATTTTTCAGAGATCTGACATATTAAATATGAGTTAAAAACAAAAGAAAAAAGGAGTTTTTACAATAAAATTTTGCTCTTTATTTTTAGAAAATAATCAAGAGTTTCTTTAGAAGAATGGAGAAAAAACATATGATTTGTGAAAATTGCAAATGCAAAGACGAATGTGAATGGTATGCATCATACAAGAGGATTGAAAATGAAATTTATTTAGATATCGGAACTGGTAATACATTAGGCAGAGCATTACTTGCAGCGATGAGTGATAATCAATTAGAACAGTGCGACTATTTTGAATAACAAGATGAAACGATGATTTACTGTGAAGATTGGAGGCGATGATATGAAGCCATATATTATATTAAATGACGATAGAGACTATATTGATACAATTGAATTTCAGAAAAAGAAACAAGAATGGGAAAATGCAGGAATGAGTGAAACAGATATAGAAGAACTAACAAGTATTTATCATAACTTTGATGTATGGGGAAATGACAAAGGATGCGATTATTCAAATATGGAAATTACTTACAATGTGAGTGAACTGGGATATGAAAACTGTGTGAGATAGTAAAAAGGAGATAATAGCGTGGAAAATAAAGAAGAATTAGAACAGAAATTACAGCAAAGATATATGTGTCAGGGTATGGATTCATTTACTGCGTTATGTAAAGCATCAGATGGTGTGAGAAAATCGAAACAAAAGAAATACACGAAAGAGTATTTTTTAAATAAAATTCATGAGCACGATTATATACTACAAAGACTTTGCGAGCATATTGTTTTACGACCAAACGATAACAAACGCAATTTTGGAGAAAAAGGATTCAAAAATATGGTTGAAGCGGTAGAAGAAACGTTGGAACAACAAAAGGATAGCGAACTTTACAAATATTATTATGATATGAAAAATAAGGAACATGATTTCCATAGCTTTGAAAGATGGCAGGTATGGGGAAGAAAGGTTGGTATTAAATAAATGGAAGAATGTAAAGAAAAGGAAATTTCCTCGGAGGTGGAAATATAGATAAATGTAATTTTAACAAAAGAGGACTTGGACTAATTGAGGATATTTAGAGCACAAAGAACTATTTTAGTAGCCTGCGATAAAGCAGAAATGGAAAAAATATACGATTCCCTGATATAAAACATAAAAACATAAAGGAATGAGAGAAGAGAAAACTTTCATTCCTTTTTATTTTTCAAAGTATCTAGTTTTTGCCCTGCACATATATAATATATAAATTTTTAGTAGTTCCTATAAGGCTTCTTGTATCTAAAAAATTAAAAACCTTTCTGACATATTAACTATGTGAATTTAGTTGATTTATCAGAAAGGTTTTTTGCTTATGCAGAATATTACATCCGAGAACACATCTATTTATTATAATAAAACGAAATATGCATTTGATCATATACGTGAATCCGAGAATACAGAAGAATATTATCAAGCATGGAAAGAAGCAGGCAAACAAAAGAACGAAAATGAATTTGATACATTTTTTAATGACACTAAGAAAAATGTTATGCAGAAATTTTTAAAAGATTGTTTTCATGCCGATGGTCTTACAACCGGAACAGTTGTGACTTCTTTATATCGCAAAAATGATGGGTATCGTATTTTTGTAGCTGATGCTAAAAAAAATTTCCCTAAAAGAGAACGAACAATTACTTTGGCTGAACAGTTACTCAATTTCCGTTCACTGAATAGAGGAGATTATTTTTTGAAAACGGCTTTATTTTATCATTCAAATAATAATTCCTATTCATCCAGAAATATTAAAAGCTGTTCAACAATGATGATTGATATTGACGATTGTGCTGATATGTATGATCTTCCTGAAGACAAATGGACAGAATATGTATTTGATAAATATCCATTATTTTATAAATTTACACCTACATATTTTCTGGCAAGCGGTGGAAAAGGTATTCATGCTATTTACACCTTTTCTAATGATATTCATGATTATTCGGGTATTTTTCAAATGATCAATAATTTGCTTGCGGTTATTTTTGAAGCTGATATGGTTCGTGTTGGAATGTTTAATTCCACTCGTTTACCTTATTCTGTTAATCAGAAAACAGGAAGAGAGGTGCAACTCTTTTTTAGAGGACAGGTATTAGATTATTCTTCCTTTAGAGACGAGATTTTAAATTATGCAGATGAAAAAAATCTCATAAAGAAAAATGCAGATGCTCCTCACAAAGAATATGATAAATATGCACATGGAATTATGGCACAAATTCATTATACAGAAGGAATTTGCAAACATTATCAGACCGAAGCTTTGACAGAAGATATTGCTGAGGACAATTATGGCTCTATAGAATCATTATTAGAGTCTTATTTGCGCACTTATGGGGGGCCAAAAGAAAAAAATTGTAAGAATGTAAAAGATAAGGAACTGTTTAAAAAATACCATGCTTTGCTGAAGGTTCAGCATCCGGTAGGAAAAGAGCGGGATCAGTCTACCTGGAGTGCGATGCTGCATGATGAAAGCATTCCATTATATTTACGTGCAAGATTTTTCGATATTCATAGAACTATTCACGAAAATGCCGGAAATGTTATTGGCTTCAGAAACAATATTTTAACTATTGTGGCCAACTCGGTGCGATTAATGGGGTGTTCTGAAAAATTTTGTGACATCATTGTTCATCACTATAATAGTTTTTTTACAACACCATTAAAAGAAAGCGAAATCCAAGCCATTCTCCGATATCAATATAAGCATTTAGTTTTCTTCAATAATATGAAAATTGCCGATATGCTAGGTTTATCTGATTGCACGATAGAACATAGCTTAGTAAGTTATACTGTTGAACAGAAAAATAAAAGGCATAACAATTATGAGAAAAAAAGAAATTCTGTAAAACGTAAAGAAAGAGGATTTGGGAAAAAGTTATCTCAAAAATTGATTGTATTTGCAGAAGCTCTTGATTCAAATAAATCTGTTAAAGATGCAGCTGAACTTGCTGGATATTCCAGATCTAACGCTTATCGTTTATTTAAAGAATATCCTTTCTTAAAAGAATTGAAAGAAGGTCGATTTACTTTAAGTGAAACAAAAAAAGAAATACATACTCTTGCCAGAGCAAAAAAAGCTGGAAAAAGTGCTTTTAATGCTTGGAAAGTGGGTGCAAATTTTATTTTAGAAGAAGATGATCAAGACGAAGAAGAGATGGCATATGATGAATACGGTTATGATTTAGATCTTACAAAAAATGAGGGATTATATGCTGATGCAGACGAAGAGGCTGATAAGAAAGGTTTGCCATCTATTGACATGCAGATCGCTAATGACCAAAAATATAAGAATCAATATCAGATAGATAAGGAATTGGGAACAGGTCATGGAATGTCTTCCTTAGATGACTTTATTAAAGAAATGGCTAATGCCATGGATAAATGCATTTCTGTCACCAGAATGAAAATGGAAGAGAAGGAAAAAATACAAAAAACTAAAACAGAAATATCAAGAAAAAAGGAAAATATAAAAGGTACGAAAATTATAAAGGATGTCAAAGATAGTAAAAACCTAAAAACAGAAAAATGTTGTTTGAGTGATCTAAGAAATATTGCGTGAAAGTCAACAAAAATGCTAGATACGTTAAATTTTCATTTATAATTTTTGTCTAGTGTTTACTTTTTGCTCGATACATATATAATATATAAGTTTTTATACATTTTTATTGTTTTTTTGATGCTTGATAAAGATATAATTTCTCTTAACATATCTGACATATTGATTGTAAATACACAGCAAAAGCTCTTGCATTTCATTACCTACAAGAGTATATTAGAAAGGAAAAAGAAAGTATGACAACAGGATTTGAATTATTTGCATGATAGGAACAGAAACGACAATGTCTGTCAGTAAACTAATTACTGCAATAGACAATTAAAGAAAGAATATGTGTGGCTAAAGGAAATGGATAAATCTGCTCTGGCAAATGCAATTTACAACATGGATGCTACATATCAAAATTTTTTAAGAAAAACAAACTATACAATTATTTTTATCGATAAGTTTAAAGTGCTATATTGCTGAAACATAAAATATTGCATAAACACGGATGAATGATTTTGACGAAAAGCAAAATAATATGATAGAATATATATGTAAATAACACAGATCATTAATTCATATAATTGGAAAGGGAATGAAATGGAAAAAATAGTGAATTTTCAAACAAGTTTATTTGGAAGCTTTATAAATATTAAACCACGAACAGCAGTGGTATTAAGTTTACTTAATAATTTAAAAGATGAATCATTTATACCGGGAACAATTGATTTATTGTCTTTGAATCCTGTATCTGGAGAAATTGCAACTGAAAATAGAATTCAAATGGTGTCAGAAGATAAAACTTGGAATATAGTATTTTTAGAAAATAGAATAGATTTTAATTATAATTATCGACCGGATACTCAGAAATATATTAAAATTGATGATTTATGCAATTATGTAAAAAATTTAGTAGAAAAAGTTTTTCGTACATTTCCGGAAACAACAGGAAATCGAATTGCCGTAAATGGTAAAATTTTATTGGAAGAAATGTCTGATGATGAATTTAAAGTTTTCACTGAAAAATTTGCGGCTCCTTTAAATTTATATAAAGGAGAAGTGCTACAAGAATGGAGTACCCGCTTTAATTTAAGAAAGGAAATAAAGTGGGATGACAAAAAAGAACTTTGTAATTGTATTACAGAGTTATCTAAAGTTTATCCTCAAAATGACCCTCAAATAAACGAAATTGCTGTGTCTATAGATATTAATACCGTGGCTCAAAATGATGATTATCGTTTTAAAGCTAAAGATATTATTCAGTTTTCACAAAAAGCAAATATCATTATTGATAATGTTTTTGAAGAAATAGAAAGGTGATTTTAAATGGAAATAATAGTCAAAAATAAAGATTTTTCAGTTGAGCAACAAAAGCAAATTGAACTTTTGAATCAATATCTTCTTAAAAGTGCTTTGAATTTATCGAGAAATTGTTCACAAAAAGAAAAGAATGAAGATACGAGCGCACAAGGCATAAAACCTTTTATAAAACCTATAGTAAAAACGACAACTTCAAGTCTTCAATGGAATAGTGAATCAAAAGAAAAAAGGCCTTTGAACCTAACGTCCAGCTTAGAACCAGAAGATATTTTAGTACAAAATGCTAACATTAATATTGATCGAAAGGCAATTGTCAAAGAATATGAAAACACTATTCTCTCTATTATTTCGACTGACGAATATGAAGATGGCGTAATTTCTAATTCCGAAAGGTTCATTAAAGAAAAATTATCTATTCAATCGAAAGAATATATATTAGATGCTTTAATGCAGATTTATATAAGCAAATATGATGATGAACATGTTTTATTAGGTGTTATGGAAATGATTTCCTGTATGAAATATGATGAAGCGGAGCCTAAAGGACAGATAATGGCTCTTGGATTATTGCAGCATAAAAACATATATTTAAGAGATCGAGCAATACAAGTTTATGAACAGTGGAATTCTAAAAAAGGAATTAGTGCTTTGAAAAATTTGCGTTGTGATCAAAAATGGCTACAGGATTATGTGGATAAAGTAATTAAGTACTTGGAGCGTGACGGAGAATAAAATGCCATACTTAGTTCGAAAGATAAATAAACGAAAAAATATGGATTTATTAAATGAAATATCGGATTTTAACACATTATCTGCTGATTTACCGACAGGAGAATTTAGAACAACGAATGGTACGTTATCAACATGGATTATAGATTCTTTAGAAGATATAAATAATGCGGTTTTAGCGATTGCCGTAACATCATCTAAATTGTCTAAAATGGATTTTATTGTAATTGATACAAAAATTTTACAAGAAAATGATCTTCAGTATCAAAAAACATATGCAGGCAGAGAGATTGCTATTCCAGATTTGCAAGATACGCATTATGATATTGTTGATTTATCTTTAGGGAAATTAGCAAATTGCGCTAATGTATATAAAATTGTTTACGATAATGATGACGCGCAGGGAAAATATATTCGAAGATTCCTTGAAGGTGAAATAAAAGACATGATAAAAACGGCATATAATGATGGACGAATTTGTTTAGAGCAGGCAGACAATAACATGAAAACTGAACTTTTAAAATTGCTGAAAATAGCATAACATGAGGAAAACTAATTGAAAATATTTGCTTTGTAAATGAAAAATTGTTTTCCTGTACCGAAAAATGATATATAAAAAATCTGACATATTATAAGTGTCCAATGGGAAAGCAAAAAACGAATTGGCAATAATCTACTTTACAATTTACAATAAAGCATAATATAAGGAGAAAATAAGTATGAGAAAGAAAAGAGTAGCGACAATGCTGGCAACAGCAATGATTTTATCCAGTACAATTGGAGCAACTGGATGTGGAACAAAAGAATTAGCACTTACATCTGATAAGGTAAGTGTAGAGTTGGGAAATGAAATTGACACAAACGTGATTGATTATGTCAGCGATGCAGATGTGGCGGCAGAGACAACGATTGACTTCTCTGAAGTAGATACCGCTACACTTGGAACGTACACGGCAACAGTAACATACAAGGATCAGACGGTAGATCTTACTGTGGATGTTGTTGATACAACCGCTCCGGTAGCAGAACTCACTTCTGAGAAGATCGTTCTTGACGCCGGCGAAGCACTGACGGCAGAGGATGTGATCACGGAAGTGACAGAGGCAAGCAAGAATGTAACGGCTGTATTCTCCGAGCAGGAGACAGAGGCTGCCGCAGAGGAAGCCGTAGCAGAGGGAACGGAAGTTGTGGAAGCTACAGAGAACGTAGAGACAACCGAGACAACCGAGACAACCGAAGATGCTATTTCTGAGACATTTGTTCTTGGAGATGTAACTATTTCAAATGATGAGATTTCTTTCGCAGAGGCAGGAGAGTATACTATTATGCTGACACTTTCCGATGCGTCTGGAAATAATTCCAACTATCCACTCGATGTTATGGTTGGATCTGCCCCGGTATTCTCCGGAATCAAGGATCTGGAAGCAACTGTAGGAGACGAGAGTGTTGATTATCTTTCTGGCGTAACAGCTGTTGACTGCAATGGAAATGATCTCACAAGCCAGATTGCTTGCGACGATTCCGCCGTAGACCTTGGAACAGTCGGAGAGTACGAAGTGAAGTACACGGTTGTGGATGAAAATGGATTTACAGCAGAGCAGACAGCAAAGATCGTTGTAAAGGAAGCTGAAAAGGCTGAGAAGACAGCCAAGGATACAAAGACAGACAAGACAGACAAGACAGGAAAGACAGCAAAATCTGACAGTGCAAAGAGCGACAGCAAGAAGACGAATTCTACTGCAACGAGTACCGGAACAACGAATACGAATTCCAGCTCCAATTCTGGATCTAGTTCCAATACAAGCGCTAATACAAATGCCGGATCTAATTCTGGATCTAGTTCCAATTCCGGTTCTAGTGCGAATACACCTTCTGGTTCTAGCAATTCCGGAAACTCTGGCAGTACAGGAAATTCCGGCAGCGTGAACGTAGGAAATACTGCAAGCACACCGAGTACAGACACAGGAGCAAGCAGCACACCGAGCACACCGAGCGAGAGCACTTCTACACCGAGTACGGATACAGGGGCTACGAGTGGAGATGCAGGGACAAGTACCCCGAGTAACAGCACTTCCGGAAGCACAGATGGCGGAATGTCCGTACCGGATGATCGAGGGCCT